AAGTAATGAGTTGTTTTACTTTAAAATTCCTGCAGAAGAAATTAAAGGTCGTAAGTCTATAACTATAACATGTGATACTAAGGGAGGGGCATTGAAATGTTTTCGTTCTGTCAACGGTTCTGTTGAAAATTCATTCTCATGGAGACTATGGAACTTATATAGAAAATCTTCTTTTAAAGAGTTGTGTACTGTTTAAAGCACCAAGACGATACAAGAACAATCGCACTCAGCAGCATAAAATAATTTTAATTAAATAGGAAGTAATAAAATGCATTTACCGTATTTGAAGTGTTCTTTTCCCGGTTGCACTAGGACCGTGGGTCAGCACAATAAAAAAACTAACGCTAACAAGACTATGTGTAGTTACCATCGAACAGCAGGTAAACATGCAGTTGATCTTTGGAAAATGAATAATGGTTGTGCGAATAAAGACTCTCATTATGGATTTCCTTGTGTTGTGACTGATATATTGAGTCCCGATACTCTAGATGTAAACCATATAGATGGTAACAATCTAAACAGAGATGAGAGCAACATTGAAATACTGTGTAAGATGTGCCATACAAGGGTAACACGGTTAAATGGACATCATATGCCGAAACCTAACAGAGTAATGAACCCTATACTTAACACGGAGTTATTTGAATTTTTGGCACAAGATGATTACCCAAAATTGAATAGAGTACTCATACTAAACAAAGAGTTATTTGAATTTGCATAAGATAGTTACCCAAAATGCTGTCACATAGCAGCTAAATATGCTACTATATAAGAACTTACTATAACTTTGGATTATTAAATGAAATACGCACTTGTAGACACTGCTAATACTTTCTTTCGCGCCCGTCACGTAGCATCGCGTAATGCCGATACTTGGCAAAAGATTGGTATGGCACTACATCTTACATTGGCTTCGGTCAATCAAGTTGTAAAGCGACATGGTATTGATCATGTAGTATTTTGTTTAGAAGGTAGGTCTTGGCGTAAAGATTTCTACAAGCCATATAAAGCTAACAGAAAGCTTGATGAGTCTGCAATGACTGAAGCTGAAGTAGAAGAAAACAAAATGTTTTGGGATACTTATGAGGCTCTGACAGTATACTTGCGTGAAAAAACAAACTGTTCAGTTATCAGAAATCCCATAGCTGAAGCAGACGATATCATTGCTAGGTTTATTCACTTGCATCCCGACGATGAACACATTATTGTTTCTTCGGATACTGACTTTATTCAACTGATTACTGAAAACGTAAAGCAGTACAATGGTATTACTAATCAGTTGATCACACTTAGTGGTTACTATGATGATCGTGATCGCCCTGTTATTGACAAGAAAACAAAACAGCATAAAGGACTAGACGATCCACAGTTTATCTTGTTTGAAAAGTGTATGCGTGGTGATGCTACTGACAATGTGTTTTCAGCATATCCCGGTGTTAGAACTAAAGGTAGCAAAAACAAAGTTGGCTTGATAGAAGCATTTGCTGACAGTGACAAGAAGGGTTTTAACTGGAACAACATGATGCTGCAAAAGTGGACAGATCATCTTGGTATTGAACGTAGAGTACGTGATGATTACGAACGTAACCGTATCTTGATTGATTTAACAGCACAGCCTGAAGATATCAAACAGCAAGTTGATACAACTATTCATGATACAGTAAAGCTTAATCACGTACCTCAGGTTGGTATTTACTTTATGAAATTTGCAGGAAAATACGAGCTTAACAAAATTAGTGAGCAAGCTGAAACTTATGCTAAATGGTTGAACAGCGAATACCGAGGTGTATTACATGAAAAAAATATTTTATGAAAAAGTAGGTAAACGATACAAGCCCGTTAAAGAATATGATTCAGAGTTAATGGATGCTTTTTATAAAGGTACTCACATAGTAGTTTGTCGTCCTGGTATCAAATCATATTCTTACAACATTGATCCCATGTTTGCACCAATGCTAGCAGCAGGTAAGTATGCTGAAGATGATATGAGTAGTGCTATCGTTGAAGGCTTGATGGTTAGGCCGAAAACTATTCCTACTACCGAGCGTCAACGAGAATTGTGGACTGAACTTAAAAATAGTTTTGCTGATCAAGATTTTGTGATTCATAGTGCTTCAGCATACGCCGCAGCAAAAGCAGGTATCAAAGCATTAGAACAAGAAGTAGAAAAGATGTTAACTGTGCCGGCGGTAAAACTAGCTTACGATCACTTTATGATGGTATGGCAACTAACAAAAGAACAAACTAAGGAGTAGTATGACAGAATTAATTGCAAAAGCTATAGTAAAAAATCAGTATTGGGTAATCACGGATGGTGATAAAAAAGTAGGTAATGTGATAGCTGATCAAAACGGCTTTGATGTAAAATTACATGGCACTGATCTTCATTTTACTAGCACAGAAGACATTAGAAAGAAAACTAAAATTATATTTGAATCTGTAAGAAATACAAAATCTAAACAAAACTATCCTTACCCTGAATATCCTACCACTAATAAAGTATATAACTCAGTTATGGATATTAAGAGAAAGCTGCACTTGTTTACCAAAACAACTAAAAGTAAATGTTTTTATGTGGCAGGATGGTTTGTTGTAAATCAAAACGGTATAGAACAACTAACTCTTTGCCCAAAGTATATCTTTATTCAACGATATTCTTATGTAGGACCTTTTAAAACTGAAATTGAAGCAAAACAAGCACTAAATAATACATGATGCATATAAAGAAGTTTATAGATAAGATATCTGCTATGGAATCCAAACAGAATAAAGACGTAGTAATTCCTATGCAAGAAGCTAGAGGGTTAAGAGATGAAGTTACTAAACTGTTAGCCGACCTGTATGAAAGAAATTTAGAAAAAGACAAAACAGAAGAAGTATTACAAGTAGAAATAACAGGCGGATCGTTTAAGTGAGCAGAACTCAACCAAAAGTTTTAATGGAACATGTAGACAAAACTACGTACAAGTGTGATCAAATTGTAGAAGCCGCAGGTATTTGGGCGGTTTTTTATGAAGGACAGCCTATCAACTTAAAATCTTCACATTATCTTGCTAACGAAACTGTTCCTAAATACAAGAAAACAAGTTTTTCTAATCCCGGTCATGCTAGAAACTTGTGTAAAAAACTTAACACTCAATTTAAAACCAATAAGTTTACCGTTGTTTTTATGACCACAGGACGCCAAGTGTATCCTGATCAGGACAATGAATAATAGTAAGTTAGAAATAACTAAAGCAGTTTTAAATGAAATACCACATAACCTTACTAACGACCATGCTTTACCCATTGAAAAAGTAATATTCAAATGGTGGCAGGGAGGAAGAAGTGGTTATGGATTGAGGTTATCTGACGAAGGCTTTGAAGCATTCACTAAAGCTAAAATCGCATATTACGAATTTCCGCTTTTATCTGACAAAACTAACTTAGCACAACTTCTTACTAACTTAAATAGTTTTATACTAACACTGAATAAAAAGATAAAATGTCCTTTTTATCTAGATGCTAGAGTAAGAAACGATAAGAAAACTATTCCAACAATAAGAATCTACGACGACAAAATTGCCATGATGGTAACTCTTTATGGAACTTTACAAGAGTATTTAGATTCATCAGCCTATAAGTAAATTACCCAATTTAATTGATCTTTGAACCGATAAATAGTAGTATATAATAAATACTCTTACTTAAGGACAGTATTATGTTGAAATATCTGTTTACACCCCGTTACAGTACATATGAATTTATAGCATTATACTACATAACGCTGTTAGCTATTACTTTTAGCTTTTGGTATTTTCTATTGATAGTACCGGGAGTTATAATTCAAGTTGCTATGACGAACAAAATTCACAAACAAGAATCTATTGAGCAGGAGATGAATCAATGAGAATGTTTTTATTTGTAATGTTAATGCTGTTTAGTCTTAACCTTTTTGCTGCCGACGCAAAAGTAGTTGCTACAGAGCCTGTGTACACTAACAGCACACAATACCGTGAAGTTTGTACTCCGGTAACTGAAACTAGACGATCAATCGGTGGCACACTACTTGGCGGCGCAATTGGTGCGGCAGCTGGTAATCAAGTGGGCGGTGGTTCAGGTAGAGATATCGCTACTGTATTGGGTGCCGTAACTGGTGCAGCGATCGGACAAAACGTAGCAGGCGATAGAACAGTGACTAAAAATCAGTGTACTAGTGAACCTTTCACCGTACAGGAAGTTTCTCAGTATAAAGTAACAGTAGACATAAATGGTAATTTTTACACAGTATACAGAAGTTTTAGCCCCCAAACAGGAAGCTTAATTCCTGTGACTTTATCTGTAAATTAACGTAAGTTATTGATTTAACTACGATTAATATTTCTTGACATTTGGGCTAAAGTTTCGTATACTAATACAATAGAATTTAAAGGTATATAGAAATGAAGCCCAGAAATCATATAGTGCTTGCAATGATCAGATCCAACAAAAGTGGTGGTATTCATACCAAGACTACTAAAGCATTGCGCCGCAACGACAAAGTAAAACTAACTAAAGACCAACGAGGAAGCTACAATGATGCTAAATGATCGTATTGTTCGCGTTTTGGAAAACGGCATTCAAGCAATCAAAGAACCAAAGTCTGATCAAGAGCTTTATCAAGCACTTAGACTTATTGCAGCTATTGCTAAACAAGAAGCCAAGAAAGTCTTGTTTGAAATTGACGAAACAGGAACGTTAACCAAATAATGGAAAAGCCCATTGTTCTTTTAGAAACCGATGGAGTTAAAAAATTATCTACTCCTGAACAACACCGTCCCAAAATAACTACATTTGCCTATTCTTATCTACAAGACCGAGGTTGGTTCAATGATCATCCTCAAGATGAGCAAGGTTATACTCCCTGGTATACTTATCCTGCAATAGAGTTTTTGCGCGACTTATTAACTACTGAACACAAAGTTTTTGAATATGGTTCTGGATATAGTACTGCTTTTTACAACAAACATGCCAAAGAGTGCTACACAGTAGAGCATGATTTAGAATGGGCACAAAAAGCAGCTAACTTGTTTCAAGGAATAGAAGTAAGTGTTAGAAAAGAAAACAGTCCATGTCATCCAGATGCTGTTGACTCAATACAAGAATTTATTGATTTAAAATGGTTGTTGCCCAATAGCACAAGTAAAGAACATGACTTAATGCATGGTTTGGTTACTAATGGATTTATAGGTTATGCAAGTGAAATATTTGTTAAGCCAAAAGGCTACTATGATATAGTAGTAATAGATGGTATGGCACGAGTACTTACTGGCTTCTTAGCTGCTAAAATGGTTTCTGATACCGGTTACATTATACTTGACAATTCGGATCGTTGGCACTATAATACATTACAAAAGCACTTAATTGAACAGGGATTTGGTAGAATAGATTTTTGGGGTCCGGGTACTGGTAATTATCATGCTTGGTGTACTTCAATATTTTCAAAGAATTTTAAGATCAGAAATAACAGTCCCGAACGTGTAGTTAACGATAATTTTATATTTACGTGAGTGTGATCAATGGTTTCTTTTCCCGCTAATCTTACAGTTGAACTTATTTGGGGTGCTAGTTGTCAGGCACTTAGCATTAATAACGGTTACTTAAAACCTGAAGATATTACATGTTCAGAAGATCATCAGGGTAAACAAGCTAACCGAGAACTGATTCAATTTTACGCATTCAACACTGACAAAATCAGTGAACAAAGCATTAAAGATGGTACAGAAGTTCGCAACTATCTAAAAAGTATGCTTTTTAAAATGTTGTCTGAAGATAAGCTACATGACTATTTTAAAAAGCTGATCAAGTTGGCATCCGATGATGAGTTAAAACTTACTGATAAAAATATTGCGTATATTGCCTCAGCACCTCATGCTGTAATCAGAGAACAGTTAAAAGACGAACAGTTTAGACAAGTAAGAGAATGTGACCATAGTTATGTGGGTTTAGAAGGCGACAAAGTACAAGTTAACTTTAAGATTATAAAGTCACATTATTCTGAAGAATGGGAAAGACATTATGTAACTGCTATTACTACTGATAATAAAATGATTACATACTCTACTAAGAATAGGCGATTGATTGGTGTTAATAGTTTAGTAACTGCTAATGCTATTGTTAAGCAGCACTTTATTATGAACTATAGC